CAGTAGCAAATCAAGAAGCCCGTACCGCAAACGGTATGAAGGCTCGCAAGTCAGCCGCTAAGGCGACTGTAGACCTGTTCTACAATATCGGCGCAAGCCGTGGTAAGAACATCACCGGCGCATTTACCGCCGCTTATGTAGAGAATCCTGATGTAGCACTTCGCATCGCTCAATGGGCACGAGATGTCCGTGGTGGTGCAGGTGAACGTCAACTGTTCCGCGATATTCTAGTTCATCTAGAAAAGCGCGATCCAGATGCCGCTTTGGCTTTGCTGAAGAAGGTACCTGAAGTAGGTCGTTGGGACGACATCTTTGTCTTCCAATCTCCTGACCTAAAGTCAGCCGCTTATACCATGTTGGGCGATGCCCTTCGTGCTAAGAACGGTCTTGCCGCTAAGTGGACTCCACGCAAGGGTAAGATTGCGGCTGAAATCCGAGCATTCTTCGGAATGACTCCAAAGCAATATCGTAAGAGTCTTGTTGCTCTCACCAATGTTGTTGAAACACAAATGTGTGCCAACGACTGGGACAACATTAACTTCTCACATGTTCCTTCTGTGGCTGCTCGCAACTACAAGAAGGCATTCAACCGTCACACTCCTCTGTTCGCAGAGTATGTGTCTAAGTTGGTGGCAGGGGATAAGACTGTAAAGGTTAACGCCGATGCGATCTTCCCACATGATGTCCTTAAGGGCATCGCACACAGCTACACCAAGCTGAACAAGACAGAAACTGACCATGTGATCGCACAATGGAACGCTCTGCCAAACTATGTAGGTGACGCAAGTATCCTACCTCTAGTTGACGTCTCTGGTTCTATGACCTGCTCAGCAGGTGGTAACACTAGTGTTCGTTGCTTGGATGTTGCGGTTTCACTAGGTTTGTACCTTGCAGACAAGAACAAGGGCGTGTTCAAGGACACATTCTTGACTTTCTCAAGCAAGCCACAACTTGTTACTCTAAAGGGTAACATTGTTGAAAAGTGTGACCAAATGTCGCGTAGCAACTGGGAAATGAGTACTAACTTGCATGCCGCTATGGACAAGATCCTTAGCACAGCAGTTAAGGCAAATGTCCCAGCAAGTGACATGCCAGCCATGTTGCTAATCTTGTCAGACATGCAATTCAACCAATGCGCTCGTTTCGACGACTCTGCAATGGAAATGATTGAACGCAAGTATGCTGAAGCGGGTTACACCGTTCCACAAATTGTGTTCTGGAACCTAAACAGTTCTGGCAATGTGCCTGTTAAGGCAGACAAGTCTGGAGCCGCTCTAGTTAGTGGTTTTAGTCCAAGCATTATGAAGGCTCTGCTTTCCGCTGATCTGGACCAATTCACTCCAGAAGGTATCATGCTTAAGACTGTAATGGTCCCACGCTACGATATCTAAAAAGTTATGTTGTAGAAATACAACACTTTTAATAGGGCCTTTGGGCCCTATTTTTTTAGGTTGACGCAACCAAAATTAGAAGTTATAATATACAAATAGTAAGGAGAGCGATATGCAAAACCCGTGGATTCAAAATGTGGCACTTGCAGACATTCCAAAAGGACATCACATTGATGCGGGCATAAATGCTATGCTCATCCAAATCGTAGACCCTGCAATGGAGTTTCCTATTCCAAAACATCAGTTCCGTGAAGTTCACCAATTTGAGTTTTTGGATTTGGAACGAGATGACCCCTGGGGAGAAGAGTTTAAAATAACAGATGAGCAGGCACAAGAGCTTGTTCGACTGTTGCAACATGCAATGCAACAACGAATGAATGTTGTCGTGCATTGTGTAGCAGGCGTGTGCCGTAGTGGTGCAGTTTGCGAAGTCGGTGTTATGATGGGCTTCCGTGATACAGAAGTTTTTCGTAGCCCTAACTTGATGGTTAAGCACAAGATGATGAAGGTGCTAGGTTGGACATACGATGAAAACGAGCCGCACACTATCAACGGTGTTGCTTTTGAGTATGACGAACTTGGCAATAAAAAGATTATTGTTCCTCCTGAAAGGGAGGAGAATTGGGATTAAGAAATGAGAACTTGGATTACAAGCGACTTGCACTTTGGTCACGCGAACATTATGAAGTTCTGTCCGCAGTCAAGAGCAAGATATAAAAACGATGTAGACTATATGAACGAAACTATGGTGCATGAGTGGAACGCTACTATTGCTCCAGAAGATACTGTTTACATTTTGGGTGACGTTGCATTTTTGCCAGCTGACAAGGCTGTTAAAATTATGCGGCGTTTGAATGGTAAAAAGATTTTGATTGAAGGAAACCACGATAGAAAGTTGTTGAACGACCCTGTCTTTCGTAGCTGTTTTGCAGAAGTGCATCAGTACTTGGGCATTACATACGAAAAGACTCGTGTTTGTATGTTCCACTATCCTATTGCAGAATGGGATCAAATGCACAGAGGCGCTGTTCACTTTCACGGTCACTTACACGGTGGCGTGAGTGGATTAGAAAAGTTCCGTGCTAGAGACATGGGCATGGACGCAACAGGGTTCATTGCTGTTCCAATGGAAGTAGCAATCCGTGACGCTATGACTGGTGAAATTAAATCACATCATTAAGGAGTAAGATATGACGATTGTAGAGAGAGCTAGAGTATTTGCTACCGCGGCACATGCGGCTGTTGGACAAGTTCGTAAGTACACAAACGAACCCTACATCGTCCACCCTGCTCAAGTGGCCGCGTTCGTAGAACGAGCTGGGGGTACTCCTGCAATGATTGCCGCGGCATGGATGCATGATGTACTCGAAGACACTTCAGTTACTCCCGAAACCATGAGAGCTGAGTTCGGAGATGAAGTTACTGATTTAGTATTGTGGGTTACTGATGTAAGCAAGAAGGAAGATGGCAACAGAGCCACTCGTAAGGCTATCGACCGTCAACATATTGCAAGTGCTCCAGCAGAAGCACAAACAATTAAGTTGGCTGACATCATTAGCAACTGTTCTAGCATCATGATGCATGATGTAGACTTTGCTAAGGTCTACTTTGAAGAAAAGCGGTTGTTGCTCGAAGTCTTAACTAAGGGCGATGAAGGTTTGAGAAACTATGCCAGTAACATTGTATTGGATGAAGAATGATGTTTAAGGATGAATTAAAGGAATATGTACAAACTAGTAACCTAGTCAACATGAAAGAATGTGGCGACGGTATCTATGTGCTAAAGTACAAGAAGAAAGTGTTCTACGATAACTTGTGGAACGAGTACATTGCAGAATGTCGTGGCTCTATTGTGGATAAGGATTTTAACCTAGTTACATATCCATTCACAAAGATCTACAACTACGGTATCGAAAAGGAAGCACCAGTGCTTGCTGACGACACTAAGGTTACAGCGTTCCGTAAGGTTAACGGCTTTATGGTTGCTATGACCTGGCATAACGGCGATGTGCTAGTTTCTACCACAGGTTCTACATCTGGCGACTATGTTGCTATGGCAAAGGAAATGATGCTGTTACACGGCCCATGGTCGGAATGGCAAATGGCTTTTGCTGATGACGAACTAGAAGGAATGACAGTAATGTTTGAGTGCGTTCATATGGACGACCCACACATCATTCCAGAAAAGTCAGGCATGTATGTACTAGGATATCGTGAAAATGTTTGGGGTTCGAAAGTTGGCCACAATCCACAAGTTTTAAACGACTTGGCAGATCGATTCAACTGTTTGGCTCCAAAGCACTACGAAGTTACTTTGGGCGAACTAAAGACAATGGCTAAAGAGTGCAAGCACGAAGGTTATGTATTCTATACAGAGGATGGTGTAAGTGCTAAGATCAAGTCACCATACTACTTAACTTCAAAGTGGGTTGCTCGCAATCCACGGACAGATAAGTTAGTAGACTTGAACAAGGACATCAAGCACAATCTTGATGAAGAATACTATCCATTAGTAGATGCTATTCGTGCTAACATTGTTGAATACACAGCTATGGACGAGCAAGCTCGCCTAGCATGGGTAAGAGAACAACTAGCATGAAGGTAGGTGTTACAGGTACTAGAGAAGGTGCTACGGAGTATCAGTTAAATGAGCTCCGTAGCGTTCTTCAAGAGTTAAACGGTACAGAATTTCATCACGGTGATTGTCGTGGTGTAGATGTGCAATCCGCCGCAATAGCAAAGGAACTAGGCTACAAGATTGTATGTCACCCTCCTAAGCTAACTGAAGAACAAGGATTCTTTGGTGGAGATGAAATGCGTGAGCCTGCGGGTTATTTACAGCGCGATCGTGCTATTGTAGACGAGTGCGATGTTTTGTTAGTTTGCCCTAAACAGATGGAGTGGCAACCTAAAGGCGGAACTTGGTACACACACGATTATGCTAAAAAGCAAAACAAGCCTTATAGTGTAATCTGGCCAAAGGAGAAGAAATGAAACTGTTTTTAGATACTGAATTTAACGGCTTCGGTGGCAGGTTAATTTCAATGGCGCTAGTTCCTGAAAAGGAAGGAGCCAAAGAGTTCTACAAAGAAATTGAAATGAAGGATCAAATCGAACCGTGGGTTAAAGAAAATGTTATACCGCATTTAGTCATGCTCCCGTGTTCCTACTATGAGTTCCAACAAGCGTTAGCAGAGTATCTCTGGGAAGTAGGTGAATGTACTATTATTGCAGACTGGCCTGACGACATTAGATATTTCTGCGAAGCATTAATTGTTGGCCCCGGACAGATGATTAACTTTATGCACAATGTAAAATTTGAACTAGACTTGGGCATTAATTATGATTCTGTAGTTCCTCATAATGCACTACATGATGCAAGAGGTATCCGAGACTTTTACATGCGGAGAGAACATGCGCTTAATGCTAGGAAAAAATAACCGCCCTGAGTTGTTAGTCGAAGTTGGGCAGGAATACACTACAACACATTTCGACTTTCGAGTAGTAAACGGGCGATGGGATGGCACATACTATAACGGATATGTAACTGTTCGTGATTGCCCAAGTGGGGATTACTCTAGTTTGGACAAAGTAGAAATACTTACAGACAATCAGGATCGGTTGCGTAGTGTTCCGTATTACGATTATCAACAAGTTTTTAACAACTTTGATAATCCAAACTATGTTGCGCCAAAGCCACAACCTGTTGAATATCCTGCTAGCTGGGATGACGACATTCCTTTTTGAGAGTATAATATATTATGAAAGACGAAAGCCATTTACCTGTTTCAGAACAGAGCTTATTGTTTCGTTTGCGTAAACGGGCAGAAATACGACGACAGATCCCTGGAAGATTAGCAGTAATAGAAGGTAAGCCGGATAAGATTGCTAACTTA